TCGAGAAAACCTTCGTGACGCAGAGCGGCATGTTTCAGAGCGTCGGCAAAGCGGCATGGTATCCGGCACTTGACTACGAGCCCACAGAGAAGCCCGCGCTGATCGGCGGCCATCCGGTCATGTGGGACACGCCGGTGTACCACCGCAAAACCGGAACCGCGGGCAAGTGGCTGTTCGGCTGCCCGCGCATCTACCCGATGCTCGATTGGGCAAAGGCATCGCGCAAGTTTCTCGAACACTGTATGGCCGTCAAGGCGGCACTGGCTCAAATCGCCATGACGATCACGACGAAGGGCGGACAGCAGGCGCTCGAAGGCATCAAGCAGCAGCTCGGCAGCACGGTGGCAACCGGGAACTCGAGCTGGTACGAGCAGAACCCTACGGCTGTCTCGGGATCGATCTGGGCATCGGGCCCAGGCACAACGCTGGCCGCATTCAAATCGCAGGGCCAGGGTGGCGATCCTGAAGAGGTTCGCCAGTATAAGCTCATGTGCTGCATGGTGAAGGACGTGCCAGAAACGTTTCTCGCGGACGTATCCACCGGCAATCTTGCGACGGCAACTACACTGGACCGGCCCACCGAGTTGGCGTTCATGGCGCTCCAGGAGGAATGGCGCGAAGACCTGTGTGTGATCGTGCGCTATGCGCTGCGCAATTCGCTGCGGGCACCGAACGGTAAGGTGCGCGAGGCCATGCAGGCCCGCAAGGCAGACCTGAAGGTAATCGACATCCGCGAGGCCGCGCGGCAACTCAAAGAGAACGGGCGCTGGCAGTACATCGAGGCTGCAGTCGTCAAAGACAAGCCCGACGCCATCGAAGTAACGGTGACCTTCCCGGCGATCCGCGAAGGAGACATTCCGGCGCTCGTGACGGCTACAACGAACGCCATGACACTCGGGCAGATGAGCGGCGTAACCGGAATCGATCAGAAGGCGGGCATTCTGCACCTGATGACGCTGTTGGGCATCGACAAGGCGGAAGAGATCGTAGAAGAGATGTTCCCGGATTCGCAGTACGAACCGGATCGGACCATCGAAGACGAACCCGAGCCCGCAGCCGTTCCCGGCTCTGTGCCCGGCGCGCCGCCGCAACCCGTTCCCGGAGTCGTACCGGGAGCGAAACCGAAAACGATGGAGTCCGCAATTGAGCGGCTCACCGAAGCGTTGAAGAAATGGAAGGCGGCATGAAGACTTCGCCTGCGGGAATGGCGTTGATCGAACAGTTCGAAGGTCTGAAGCTCCAGGCATATCAGGACGGCAATGGTATATGGACCATCGGCTACGGCCACACGGGCGGCGTCCAGCCATTGCAGTACGAGACGCAGGAGAAAGCGGAAGCGGATCTGTGCCAGGACTTATGGGATGCGGAGATGGCGGTAACGCATCTGGTGACTGTCACGCTAAACCAAAACCAGTTTGATGCGCTCGTGAGCTTCACATACAACGAGGGATCGGGGCGCTTGAAATCCTCGACGCTGCTTTCTCTGCTCAACGCGGGACAGATGACGCTCGCGGCGTTGCAGTTCACGCGCTGGGACATCGTGGCAGGGACAGTTTCGCAAGGTATGTTGCGGCGCCGCGTGGCTGAGCAGCACATGTTCACGGGAGGCGTGTGATGCCGTGGCATCTCTCGAAGTCGGACCCGCGCAAAGTGTACGACGAACGTCACCAGGTAGTCTGCGTCTGCCAGACCGCAGAGCAGGCCGAGCGCATCGTGAACGCTGTTGCCGGCCAACCGTCACAGCCTCAACAGACCAAACTGCGTGAGCCTGAACCTCCGAAGCCGGTGCATACGCACCAGGCCGAAGGCTGCTGCGCGAAGGCGCTCGGCAAAGCGTCTCTGTCCGGCGTGCTCGATAATCTTCAGCCGTTCGAGTGCCCGAAGTGCTCTACGACGTACTGGCCGAAGGTGCAAGGCCCTGTAACTGTCTGGGAAGCACGCGCCGATGTGATGGTGTTCAGGCCGTGACACCGGAAGCGGAACTGATCGAGGCCGCGAACGATCTGGCGTTCCTCGTCGAAGGATTGGCGATGATCAACGGCCATCCTGTGCTGATCGGCGATGCGACGGGAGGCTCGCGGCCGGCAGGGCAATCCTCGACGATCAGCAAAGCTGAGATCGCGAAACTGGCGCATGCAGGCGGCGACAAGCATCACCAGGACATCGCAGAGAAAGTGGAAAACGATCTCGCGGCGGCACTCGGCATGACGAAAAGTCCCGACAATAAGCCGTTTGACCTGACTGGCAAAAAGTATTGCGTCGAGGTCAAGACTCTGGTGTCTAACACTAATGACAAAATCACCATGAGCAAAGAGGCTATCGCGCGGAAAGACGCGGCGGTGAAGGAGTCAGGTCTCAAACCGTTTACTGTGGTGGTGGATGCGCGGGGCGCGGCGCGGACCTACCACATTCGCGCAGGGTACGGGTCGTTCCGTCTCGGCTCAATGACCAAGGTTGGCGTGTCCGGACTGCGTGGATTCATGAGCGCCTCGGTGTAACTTTCGTCTATTTATTTTGCGCTGAATGCGCATTCCTCTTGTCTCTGCTACAATAATCAAGTATACTGGTTTCAGGTGATGGAAATGAAAACACAGACGCCGAAACCGAAAACGAGTCAGCCCGATACGCTGGCCCTTCTTATCGCCCTGCTGGGCGGTGGTTATAGTCCGAAAACGCAGGCAGGGAGATAAGACGATGACACAGACACAAGAACGGACAGACGAACAGATGATCGCAACACGGTGGTTCAATTGCGCGCAAATAGCCTCATCGCTGGGGCTCAGTAAAGAGTCGGCTAAATCATACTGTGACAGAGCGACTGATCGCACGGCGGACGGCAAAACCATCGTCCGTGTTTTTAACGGCGGCTATGGCACTAACATCCTTGACAAGTTCGCGGGCCAGGACGACGAGGACCGCAGGGATGCCGCTCGACGCTTGGCGTCCTGGTACGCTCCGCGCGGTGAGTGACCGCGCAACCGAGGTAGAAATGAAAACGCAGAAACAGCACGGCGGCCGGCGGGAAGGCGCAGGGGCGAAACGGTCGAACAAACCGCGTTGCACTTGCGGTGCCCATACGCTTGCCCGTGCGCAGCGTCTGCGTCTGAAGTGCGGTCGGGTAGCGGCATGAGCTGGTATCTGGCAAACACGGCTGGCGTTGGCGATCAGTTTGCATCAGGCGCGGGGCTGATCGCGCTGCGCGCCGCCGCAACTCCGTACGCCTCTCTCATGCAGTTTCTCGACGACGGCATGACGAAAAATGTCGACGTGTGCGAGACGCAACTCCGTCAACTGGCCGAGCGCACCGACGATGCCGACGTGAAGGACACTGCGACCGGGCTGGCCGATTTGATGAAAGGTCAGGATCTGGTGGCGATCACGCAGGGATTCGGCGCTCCCGATCTCGAAGAACCATCGCCTGTTACTGAGTCGTTTCGCGACGCTGCGCCATCGAAGCATCAAGCTGCGCGCGATAAGGCGATCCGGGGCGCAACTCTCAAGATTCAGAAGCTCGTGCGCCGGCGATTCCGCGCGCAGCGTAAAGCTGTCCTCGACTCGCACGGATTGGCGAACCTCAAAGCTGTACTCGACCGCGACCGCGGACTTACCGAATCGGCCGGCGAATCCTCGCGGCGCGTTACGGGCTCGGTAGACGTTCCGCTAACTGAGCAGGGGCGGAAGCAGGCGCACGAACTGAAACAGCGCGTCGGGGATCTACCTGTCTTCACGGCGCCGAACGCGCGCAGCCGCGAAACCGGACGCATCATCAACCCAAACGCGCAGGAAGCCGACTGGCTCAAACCGTGGGGGCTCGGCAGGTACGAAGGGATGGGTCTCGACGACGCGCGCGAGCTGGTGAACCGACTGATCACTGAAACGCCGGATAAATCGCCGGGGATCTCGCGCTACTCAGGCAAGGCGGGGGATTCGTTCAACGAAGTTGCGGGACGGCTGATCGCAGGCACGGTGGCGCAACGGCTCACCATGCGGCCCGGCGCGCGGGTGCTCAACATCACCAGCGGCCGGGCGCTCCACATCATCCACGCGGCGGCGATGATGAACTTCCGTGGCGTGGACAAAGACGAACTGGTCAACAGTTCCGACTTCTCGAAGCCGGGCGATCTGTTCTGCCTGTACCCGCGCGGGCTGTTCAAGGTCTACACAGCAGCCAATGACGGGCAGTACTTCGCGCAGCACGGCGAGACCGACTGGAACGAAGGCGCGAAGACCTCGGAAGCGTTGAGGGAGGCCGAAGATCCGACGCGCGCGAAGCTCGAAGTCGATATCGCGCAGGCCATATCGGCACAAGTCTACATGGTTCCCGTCACGGCAGCCGATCAGGAAACATTCGCGGGCGCTATCGCGGCGGCAATCGACAGCGGTGGCACGGCGGCGGCGGACATGCTGAGCACGGCCGCGCCGCAGACCGCTGAATCATTCATCGCCGAGTACCTGAAGGACGGAGGATTCTCGCGGCTCACTGGCGACATCGACAAGACGACCGTTGACAACCTGGCGACGGCAATCGCAGACGCGTACGAGAGTGGCGCCGACTTCGACGCCGTGGTGAAGGCGGTGAAGGATTCGTTCTCTGTGGCGAATGACTTTCGCGCGAAGATGATCGCGCAGACCGAGCTGAACGACGGTTTCAATCAATCGATTCTGCACTTCGGGCGCGAGGCTGGCGGAACGCAGAAGAGTTGGGAAGTGAACCCAGGGGCATGCGTTTTATGCCTGGAAAATGTTCTGGATGGGTCCATCGACATCGAAGGCGAGTTTGGCTCTGGTGATGACGCGCCCCCGGCTCATCCGCTCTGCCTGCTACCCGACACCGTAGTAACGGCCATTGGCGGGATTTCTGGCGCTTTTCGGCGGCGGTACAAAGGCGAAGTCTGCGTTCTCTCTTTTGCCGGATTGCCAGATCTC